CTACATAAGAGATGGGTTGTTGGACTTATTACAAATAGCAAATATGGCATCATGAAAACTACTGTCTAATATATAAACTTTAACAGAGTCATCTTTTATTAGATGGCTCTGTTTTAAATGGAAAAATGGAGGAAATAAAAATGGCTGGATTGACAAAGGAAGAAAGAGCCAAAAGGGAAGCCGCTGAAAAGGAACGTCTCAGAAAAGAAATCGAAGAACAGGTTCGTTCTGAAATTTCATCTTCTGTAAATACAGCAAATGATGATTCACTAAAAAAAGAAAATGAAGAACTGAAAAAACAGCTTGCACAAATGGTGAATATGATTAAAGATTTACAAGCAAGTAAATCTGAACCAGAAAATGTGACTGTTGAAAATAGAGACATAGCTAAATCAGAAAATATTGAAGATGTAGAGATGAACGCAAGAATTTTAGTCACTTCAATTACGACTGGTGGTGTAAATCTTAAAACTTCAAATGATGGTTCCGCAAGACATTTCAGATTTGAAAAACTTGGTCAGACAATTCCAATTATATATGAACATTTAATTAACTGCATCAATACTGATAGGTGGCTATTTGAGGATGGGCTAATTTATATCAGCGATCCAAATGTTATCAGAGAGCAATGTTTGGAAGATTCATATAAGAAGTTCCTTACACCTGATACAATCGAAAATATTTTGGACTTTGATATGAATGTAATTATGGAGATGATTACCTCTACAACTCCTGCTATTCAGGAAACTATCATAGACCTTGTTGTTGATAAGTTAAATCATGGCGGTTCTATTGATATGAATAAGGTAAATGCTATCGGAACTGCATGTAATGTAAATATTATGGAACTTGCAAGCAAATTGAAATAACGGAGGTGTCTATGGTTACAACATACTCCGATGTTTATGAATTAGTTCTTTCTTTGATTAGTTCATATAAGATTGATGATATATATGTGAAAGATGGTGAGGATGGCATAGAGATTTTCTTTATGCCTTATTTAAAAATAGCTGCTGGGGAATTAGAAAATAGTGCTGGTATAGATATATCAGATAGGGATGACATTTTACGTCAGTTTAATATTAAACTTTCTGACGGGAAACAGCTTATTATTGCAAAGTATATTATGATTGGATATTTATCAAAAGAAACCCATGATATTATGCAGATGCAGTTACATCTACAAGATGGAGATTTTAAAACATATGCAGAGAAAAACAATCTGGAAGGCAAGTTAAATGCTTTATATTTATTAAAAGAAGAAGTTGGATATGATGTAAAGCGTTCAGGATATAATGGGTTTAAGTGGTAATGAATACGATTTATCAAACAATAATACCAAACAAATTGACTTGTGATTATCTTGACTTTTTAATAAATAAAGTATTTGCATTACTTCCAATGGTTGAAGAGTCTGCAATTTCAGAAGAAAAGAAAAATTCCCACACTATATATCAACGAAACTTAATACAAACGATTAATGGAAATACAGAGTTAATCAAATATGATAATTATATTGTTGTAGATATATTATCACACTTGCAGTCTTTATTTGAGATATCTGACCATGATGATTACAAAAGACATATTCTGAAAGTTTGTAACCTGTTATCAGAATTGAAGAAGGAGGTCGCTGGTAATGGCATATGAGTCATATAAAATATCACTCCCCTCTTCTACTTCTGTGCGAAATAGGATATTAAGCGAAAAAGAACGTCAAATAAGATTTCTATATGATCAGGCAATAGACAGAGAAGAAGATACATTTCTTAACGGAAAACCTTTTACAGAAAGTCCTAGAATTTTTGATAGGAAGTTTGTTGATACAATTCATCACAAAATCACTGTGGAAACTATTCTTGATAAAGATTGGATTGAGTGTGGTGATTATTTAGAATATGAAGGTATGGTTTGGTTATGTATGAATTCATATTCTTTCCACAAATTGTATTGTCGTGCCACATTTATGAGTTGTGACTGGAAAATATATTGGATAAATGAAAATGGTAAATTAAAGAGCCAGTATGTTATTGACCAGAATAGCACTCAATACAATAGTGGCGAAACTTGTAATTCAACCATGACTCTTGGTTCTGCACAGCATATGTTAAAAATGCAGTGTAATGATGACACAATTATATTGGATTCTCCAATGCGGTTTGCAATAGATAAAAATATCAAAAAGCCTACCTGTTACAAAGTTACACAAAACGATAACAGTGCTTATAACTATGGTAAAGGACTTTGTTGTGTTACTGTTACGGAAACACCGTTAAATACTGAATCAGATAAACTTATTACTTTGGATGATGGTACGCAGGTTTGGATATGTGATTATGTTGAAGTAACTCCTCTCCCACCCACCCCTTCAGAACCCAATGAAACGACAGTTTTAAGGTGTGTTATCTCTGGTAATGCCAGTTTGAAAAATGGCTACAAACGCCCTTATTCTGTAAAATTTACCGATAAGGATGAAAATACTATTAACTGGGAGAATATTAATTTCAAATGGAATATAGTAAACGATCCTGGACTTATTACAAATGCATATGAGAATAAAATTGACATATTGTTTGACGATGAAGATTCAATTGGATCTTCTTTTTTATTGCAAGTAATTGTCGAAGGCAAGATTTTAGCAGAATCAAAAATAACAATAATTGAATAACGGAGGAGGTTATGTCAAATTTATATAATGCATCTAGGTATAAAAATGTGATAATTAATCTTCTTCTGAATAACAATGATTTTGTCACATTGATGAATCCGCCATCTCCACCACATAATCAATTAGAAATACAGGACATGCTACTCGGTGGCACATGGTTTATTAATAAGAAAAAGTATGAAGTACAAGGACAACTCTTTGATCATAATTTCGTAGATGATACTACTGATGAAGAAAAAACATTTGTATTTATAGAAACAGATATAGATATGATTAGGCATAATATCTTTACGGATTTTAATCTATACATATGTATCTTTACATCAAAATCACTGATCAGAATAACGGACGATACAGCTCCTTCAATTAACGAAGTTGAGGAAATGGGTTATGAAGTAGGACATTATGGCAACCGTATAGATATATTATGTGATATTGTTGACAGAATTTTAAATGGAAATAAAAAAATTAAAGGCATCAGTGATATAGAACCTGCCCAAAGAGGATTTTGTACCATATATTCACCCAGTAATAAATATTACGGGAAATGCCTCAAATACAATATTTCAAACTTAAATGATTTGGAGGAATCTTGTGAAAATTAGTAAAGACACTCTTCTTTCTTATCTCATTTACAATGATCCATTTCGATATAATGAACATATCACTTTATATCCAGTTACGATGAAAGATGTTATATTATTTCAATCTTTAACATGTTCAATTACTGTGAGAAAAAACAGTATATTCCATAGCAAAAAAATCATTAAGATGGATTATTTAAATTTTCTGTTTTTTGCTTTAGGAAATACAGAATTAGAAAAAGAATATAACATCATTGGATTATCTCAATATCTAATCTTAACTTTGCAGTTATTGCAACTGTGCTGTCAGAATCAAGAGGTCAAAATAACTCAAGAAGGATTGTCCATTAATAATGAAATTATTACGCCTGAAGTATTTGAAGATTTAAGAAGAATAATTATTATTCAAAATGATATTGATTTTGATATTGATGAATTTTTAAATTATGATACGGAACAAAGGCTGCTTAAAGCCCAGAAGGATCTCAATAAAAATGAAATCAAAGCAACTGTTGAAGATTATATTGATTCTTTAATTATAGCTATGAGTACTACTGAGGAATATGTTAAGAACATGACAATCAGAAAATTCTGGCGTTATATTAAACGGTATCAGCTTCATGAAGGATATACAATTGCCAAAACAGGTGAATGCAGTGGAATGGTTTCGTTTAAAGAACCAATTAAACATTGGATGATATCTCTTGAAGATGATGATAAATATAAGAATTTGAAAACAGATGAAAACTCTTTAAAGGGAAAATTAGCAAATGCAAACAGTTAATGTAGAACAGGTTTTATCTGTTCTTTTTTTATTTTATACCAAAAATGGGAGGAAACAAAATGTCTAAGAAAAACAACAAAGATTTTTTAGTTAGTACAGCAGATTTCGCATTCTATGTAGAAGATGTTCTTGCCTGTACTGGAACGACTAATTTAAATGCTTCTTTGGAAGTCTCAATGGAGGAACAAGAGGTTAAGGGCGGAAAGGGTAATAAACTTCTTTATGCATTCAAATATGGAAGAGCTTTAAGTGCCACACTGGAAGCTGCTGACTGGAAGTTAGAATATATTGCAATGGCTTCAGGTTCAAAAATTACAGAAGGCATGAGAGATGTTTATAAGTTAGGGGAATGCGTAATTTTAACAAACGGTACTGGTGTTCTTTCTACCACTCCAATAGGAAATGTTGCAGTCGAACTTCCTAACGGAACAATAGTTACAGTTGAACCTACTGGCACTACGATTGATATGACTAAATTTGGTTTAACAGATGATAAGGACTCTGTAAAGGCAACTTACAAATATAGCAGAAATGCAAAAAGTATTACAATTGATGCTGAATCTACTCCATTTGTAGGACGCCTTGTTCTTGATGCAGATAAGCACAATAGTAAGCGTGGGAAAGTTGGTAGTGTTCAGATTGAAATTCCATCATATCAGTTAAACGGTAATTTTAATATTGAATTTACCCCTGATGGTGTTACCTCCACTTCTTTGGAAGGGAAAGCACTCGCAGTTGAAGGTGACACTTGTGCTGATGGTAGTGTGTATGCATATATTACTGAGTTTGATGAAACAGAAAAGGCAATTGCTGTAACGGAAATTGCTGCCACTCCTGACAAAATTAACCTTGATACAACCACAAATACGACTGCAACAATTTCTGTTATTGGTTTAAAAGGAGGTCTTTACTCTCCTATTGAGCTGGAAAATACAGACTGCACCTTCGTTAGTGATACACCCGCTACTGCTACAGTAGATACAGATGGTATCATTACTGCGGTTGCATCTGGTTCAGCAAAAGTTACAATTTCCTATAATGGAGTTTCAGACGAAATTACTGTTACTGTTGCGTAATGATATAAAATTCAAAAGGGATAGATAGTAAAAGCTGTCTATCCCTTCCATATAAAAAGGGGTATATAAGATGATTGAAACCGAAGTAAAAGCAGATGAAATTTTATCTGAAGCAGAAAAAGATGAAAGTACCAAAAAGAAATTGAAAACTAATCTGCGAAAAGATGAATTTAAGACAAAAGAATGTCCTGTAATTTCTTATAACAAGCATTCTAATACCTTAGATATTATGTTTGATAAATATGGTATAAGAATAAAAAATGTTAAGGATTTTATTGGAAATATTGTAAATGTAAAGTATAAAGGTGAGATAGGAAAACCTAATTTTGAAATAGCGTTATAGGTGATTTTATGTGCAAAAATTCTTATGAACAAATATCCAAGCGTACAGGGAAAACTATGATTTTTTGTAAGCTTATGGGCACCGAAGCTACATTAAGCCAGCTATGTATCAGTCAAAAATATTGTATGGATAAGGACAGATATGTTGAGATAGACCAGAAAAAGGACTGCAAATATTATGAATAAAATGAGTGTAAATAGATTAGTGTATATTATTGATGGGTAAGATATAAACGAATCTATTTTTAGAAATATATCTTACACATTTTTTTACGAAATGAGGTGAGGATTTATGGTAAAAATTGACCATGAATATAGCTGTGTCTGGGCAGATGAATTTTATTATCTTACAAGACATGGAATCAAATATACATTTGTAAAAACTGTAGAAGGTGTTACGATATGGAAATTCAAAAAGAATTCTGAATTATTTAACAGACTGGCGGATTTTTATAAAAACGTATATTCCAAGTAATTTTATATGGAGATGATATGATATTAAGACAATACAAAACACATAAAGAAACAATTGAAATATTAGAAAGAAAACGCAGAATCGCTGAGATGAAAAAGGAGGAAAGACAATTAAAACTTCAAATTTTTAAATTATATCTCCCATTTCATTTCAAATTTCAGTTTAACAAACTTATCGTATTACTTTGCATTTTTGCTATTGTTTTATATACAATTGCTGCTATTTTACTGCAAAAGTATACCATGATGGAATTAAGTCCTACTCTTACAACATGTGTATATGCATTCTTTGGTACAGAGCTGATAGGTCTGGCAGGTATTAAAATATGTGATACAAAGTATTCACAGGTTTATAGTTATAGTAATACTGGTATATCAGATGATTATATGAACGAAGACACTAAAACGGTCAGATAAGGAGGAAGTATGAGTATTTTAGATGGTATTAAGAATTTTTTGGAATTCATTAATAATAATTGGACTTCTAT